GTTTTGATGCGGTTTCTAACGGTGTAAAAAACTATGCTACAGAAACAGGCAAAGCAGCAAAGGCAAATGTAGAACTAGAAAAAACAGCTAGACTTGCAGAAGCAGCTAATCAAGGCTTAATTGAAAGGTACGATAGACAAGCTGAACAATTACGACAAACAAGAGACGATGAAAGCAAGAGTTTTGAAGAACGTATAAAAGCTAATGAAGAATTAGGGAAACTACTAGACGAACAAGAAAAGGCTATGATGGCTAATGCTAATGCTAGAGTATTACAAGCAGAAGCAGAACTAGCTAAAAACAAAGAGAATATAGATTTACAAATAGCCTACCAAGAAGCCCTAAACGAACAGGCAGGTATTGAGGCGCAAATAACAGGCTTTAGAAGTGAGCAACAAACAAACACTAATTCACTATTAAGAGAACAAACAGACTTACAAAACGAATTAGCACTTATAGGCAAGTCAGAACGTGAGATAGAACGATTAGAACTACAACAAGACTATGATGCTAAAAAGCTACTTATAGAACGTGAGATAACAGACGAAGCACAAAAGAATGAAATGCTTATTGCTCTTAAAAAAGACTTTGATGGCAAAATAAACGGCTTAAACGAACAAGCTGCAAATAACGAGATTACTTGGGCTGAAATGACTGCTGACCAAAAACTTGAATACACTAAACAAGGTTTGGCAAATTTAGCAGCTAATTTAGGTAAAGAAACAGCAGCAGGTAAGGCAGCAGCTATATCTAGTGCTTTAATAGCTACTTATCAGGGCGCACAGCAAAGTTATTCATCTTTATCAATGATACCTATTGTAGGACCTGCATTAGGGTTCGCAGCAGCGGCAGCAGCGGTTGCAGGTGGATTGGCAAACGTTAAAGCCATCGCATCTACTAAAACACCACAAGTAGCAGGTGGAGGGGGTACACCAAGCGTAAGCGCACCAAGTAGACCAAGCGCACCACAACCCCCTGCATTTAATTTAGTAGGAGCAGGAGCAGGAAACCAATTAGCTGAAACAATAGCAGGGCAAAACGAAAGACCTGTAAAAGCGTTTGTAACATCACAAGACGTAACAACTGCACAAAGTTTAGAACGTAATATAGTAGAGGGTGCATCAATATAGTAAAATATAAAAAATAAACGTTATAGTTATATGAGGATAGTCGAACTTATTTTAGATGAAAATAGTGTAGAGGGTATAGAGGCTATCTCTATTGTAGAAAACCCTGCTATTGAAGAAGATTTTGTTGCACTAAAAAACGAAGAAGTACAACTAGCGCAAATAGACAAACAACTATTAGTAGGCGCTTTACTTATTCCTAATAAACCTATATACAGACGTAAGGGAGAAGATGAGTATTATATTTACTTCTCTAAACACACTATCCGTAAGGCTGCTGAAATGTACCTTATGAAAGGTAATCAGAACAACAGCACACTAGAACACCAACACAGCCTAAATGGGCTTACGCTAGTAGAGAGTTGGCTAGTAGAAGATGAAACACACGACAAGTCAAGAAAGTACGGCTTAAACGTTCCTGTGGGTACTTGGATGGGAGTTGTTAAAGTAAACAATGATGAAGTTTGGAATGACTATGTAAAAACAGGCAAAGTAAAAGGTTTCTCAATAGAGGGGTACTTCATTGACAAGATGGAAAGACCTAAAGAACCTTTAAATGACTTTGAAGAAGAAGAAGCAGAGGAGATGCTATCTTATATACGTAGAATTGTAAGAGATGACAAACGTTATAAAGACGGTAAGAAAGAAGAATTGGAAAGCTACTCTGACTATCCTGATGCTGTAAAGAACAACGCACAAAGAGGCATAGACCTAAACAAAGAAATAAACAATAAATGTGCAACTGACGTAGGTAAGATACGAGCGCAACAATTAGCACAGGGCAAACCTATTAGCGAAAACACTATTAAACGTATGTACTCTTATTTGTCAAGAGCAGAGGAGTATTACGATGAAGGAGATACAAAAGCTTGTGGTACTATATCCTACTTGTTGTGGGGTGGTAAAGCTGCCAAGAGATGGTCAGAAAGCAAACTAAAGGAATTAGGATTGTTAGAATTAAGCGAAGTAGTAAGCGACACTATGGCTATTATAGATGATAGACTAGCATACTCCACTAAAGAACTAGCAATAAAAGCAGCACAGGATATAGGTTGTGAGAGTTACCACGAACACGAGTATGAGGGTAAGACTTGGTTTATGCCTTGTGAGCAGCACCAACTTAAAGCACCTTGTCAAGAGGGCTATGAGCAGTACGGAATGAAAAGAAAGAATGGCAAATTAGTGCCAAATTGTATACCAATAAAATAAATATAATGAGCAAAAAGACAATTAGCAAAATGCTATTTAGCAACCAAGAAAGAGTAGAGTTAGCTTTAGTAGATGATATTGAAACATTATTTAAAGATGTTACGAAGCAAAACGATAAAATAGAAAGTTTAGCTAAAGAATTAAGAAGCGTATCCATTAGAACTGCTGTAAAAATAGAGCAAATGCGTAAGATGCGAACACAGGTAGAGGCTAAAGCAAAAGAATTAGGTGTTGACCCTGATACTATAATTGCAACAGGTATGTTTTCAAGGACAAACAACATAATGAAAAAAATAGACCTTATTAAAAAATTAAGAGGTGTATAATGCCTAAAAGAATTGAAGTAGCGCATATACAAAAACCTAAAGTAAGGCGCAAGGGTGTACACGCTAAAACAAAAATGAGTAGCATAAAGGGTAGCAAACATTATAAAAAAAAATATAAAGGACAAGGCAAATGTTAAAGAGATTTTTGACACCATCAAAGACAAGTCCTAAAAGCAGTAAACGGGGGTGTTTATGTGCTGACAAAGACACTTACAGTACAAAATGCTGTAAAGGTAAATTAATCAATCAAGGAATAGGAAAAATATAAATTATGAAAAAAGCGATGAGCAAGATTGCTCAAATAAATAAAGAAGAACTATCTGCACAAAAGGTGGAGTTAAGTTTTGTAGATGACTTAAAAGGTTACGAAAAAGAATTATACAGCGGTATTGATGACTTAATGAAATTTGCTACTGATGCAAGAGAAGCTATTAGCAAAGGAGTAAGGGAGTTAGACAGATTAAATGCTGTTAAAAAAGTAGCTGAAAGAATTGCTTCTGATGTTGAAAAATCAGCAAAAGAATTGGGTGTAGATGTACCTGAATTAAAACAAGTCTTAAAGGCTATAAGCGCATTTGAGCAACAAAAAAAGACGCTTACTAAAGTTTTAAGATAAAACTAAAAATGTAAAATAAGTAAATTAAATAGTTATAGTTATATGAAAGCAACCGAAATGTTAAATAAGATTAAAACCTATCTAGGCGAAGAAGCTACTGACATTGTGAATGATGTTGAGCAAAGCCAAGAAAAGGTTGAACTAGCAACTGCAAAGCTAGATAACGGTACTGTATTAGAAGCAGAAGCGTTTGAAGCAGGAAACGAAATATTTATAGTTACCGAAGATGACAAAGTAGCATTGCCTGTTGGCGATTATACTTTAGAAGACGGTAAGATGCTAGTAGTAGCAGAAGAAGGCATTATTGCTGAAATTAAAGACCTAGACGAAGAAGCTACTGAAGAAGAAGTAGAAGCTGAAGAAGATTTAGGCTATGTTACTAAAGAAGAACTAGCAGAAGCAGTATCTGAAATCAAAGCTATGATTGAGGATATGAAGAAAGAAGAAATGAGCGAAGAAGCAGAAGTAGAATTATCAGAGGAATTACCGAAAGAAGTAAAAGAGGAATTGTCTGAACCTGCTGCCGAGCCTATTGCTCATAACCCTGAACAAAAAAATAACAATATCGGAGTTAAGTTTGCACAAAACAGAAAACCAAGCACACTTGATAAGATAATGTCTAAAATTAACAACTAAAAATAAATAAAATGCCAAACCCAACAATTACAAATTCAAGTTATAGTGGAGAGTTTGCAGGTAAGTATCTAGGTGCTGCCTTGTTATCCGCTAAAACACTAGACGAAGGTGCTGTATCAATCCTTCCTAACATTAAATATAAAGCTGCTATGAAAGTAGGAGCGTTTTCTGATTTAGTACGTTCAGCAGATTGCGATTTTGACGATAGCACTTCTACTTTGACACTAACAGAGAAAGTACTTACTCCTGCTGAATTGCAAGTAAACTTACAGATTTGTAAGAAAGAATTACATTCAGATTGGGAAGCTGCTCAAATGGGCTTTAGTGCTTTTGACCAATTGCCACCTTTATTTTCTGACTATGTTATCGCTAGAGTTGCTGCTGAAGTAGCTAACGCAACTGAAACATCTATCTGGTCAGGTAGTGCAGGAGAAGGTTCTTTTGATGGACTTGTTACTCTTGCTGCTGCTGACACAGACGTAGTAGACGTAGTAGGTACAACTATTACAGCAGGTAACGTAATTGACGAACTTGCAAAGGTAGTAGATGCTATTCCAAGTGGTGTATATGGAAAAGAAGATTTGACTATCTATATTTCACAGCACGTAGCTAAAAAGTATATCGCTGCTCAAGCTGCACTAGGTTATAGAGAATTATATAACGTAGGTCAAACAGAGATGAACTTTCAAGGTATCAAATTGTTTGCAACAGGTGGACTAGGAGATAACACAATTTTAGCCTCACAAGCATCAAATTTATTTTTTGGAACAGGGCTTCTTGATGACCGTAACGAAGTTAAAGTTATTGATATGGCTGACCTAGACGGCTCACAGAATGTACGTGTAGTAATGCGCTATACAGCAGGTGTACAGATTGGTGTAGGTTCTGACGTAGTACTTTACGCTTAATAATTAACTAACATAAAAGGGGTAGGTTAGGTAAATGCCTACCTGCCCTTTTTTAATAAATAAATAAATATGAGTTGTGCAATAACAAAAGGTAGAGGCATAGGCTGTAAAACAGCTTACGCAGGTATCAAAAATGTATATATTCTTGATTATAGCGCAGCAATAGCAGCGTTAAGCCCTTCATCAGGTACGGTAACATTACCATCAGATGCAAGTGCTGAATTTTTCAAGTTTGAAGTAAAAGGTGGTCAAACATCTTTAGAAACAAGCGTAACATCAAGTAGGGAAAATGGAACTACTTTTTATGAAAGTACTCTAAATATTACTTTTCAAAACCTAGATGTTGCAACACAAGAGGAGATAAAACTCTTAAACAGAGGTAGAGCGCACTATGTTGTTGAACTATATCCTGACGGTACAGGTACTACAAAGTACTTACTAGTAGGAAAAGACAACGGTGCAGAGGTTACAGGTGGTACTATTGTAACAGGAGCAGCAGCAGGGGATTTACAAGGCTTTACTCTTACAGCAGTAGCTAGTGAGGTTAATCCACCATTCTTTGCAACAGCACCTGATGAAAGTGCTACAACACCTATTACTCCTGCTTAATATATTTTTTATATATTTGCTAAAGGAGAGTAAATAATTTTTGTTTTAATTATGATAGAGGGGGGTGCAATAGCACTCCTCTTTTTTTATTACAAATTATCACTTTTTAGCGTTATACTTATATGAAGATACTTACTACAAGTACAAGTTCGCAAACAATAGAGTTTATACCTAGATTGTATAGTACAAGTGCTACGCTTATACTAACGGATGACACTACTAATGTATCTACTACAACTGATGTAACCCTTACACAAAGTGGGGATTACTTAAACCTATCACACGCCTTTACTTTAGTAGAGGGTAGATTTTACGATTTGCAACTAGAAGCAGATGGAGATTTATGGGGAGTTAATGCTAATCAATGGCAATTAGAAACCCAAACTTGGGAAAGTGATGAATTATCTAATCTTATATATAAAGACAAGATATTCTGTACTGACAAAGATGTAGACCAAACACAAAACAAGTATTATTCAGTTAATAAAAACGAATATACTACTAACGACACACACGACAACGATTATATAGTACTATGATACACGCATTAAGTTTATCGAATTATGTTAGCCCTACTATTGAAGAAAAGAAGAATAAGGCTTTTGTAACATACGGAGATAAAAACTCTTACTTTCAGTACTTAATAGACCGTTATAATGGTAGCCCTACAAACAACGCTGTTATAAACGGTATTAGTGAGATGATATATGGTAAGGGTTTAGATGCTACTGACAGCAATAGAAAGCCTGATGCATACGCACAAGCTATTACACTACTACACAAAGATTGTACACGTAAACTATGTGCAGACCTTAAACTTTTTGGTCAATGTAGTATGCAAGTAATTTACAGTAAGGATAGAAAAAAGATAGCAAGGGTTGAGCATATACCTGTTGAACAACTAGCTGCTGAAAAGTGCAACGATAAAGGAGAGATAGAAGCATATTACTACTCTAGTGATTGGGCTAAATACAACCGTATTAACCAAGTCAAGCGTATACCTGCTTTTGGTATGAGTAATGAAGCTATCGAAATTGTTTACGTTAAGCCT